CATAGCCACTGCGTCATTTGTGCAGTTGCAGGTTTTGTATTAGGTGCTATAATATTATAGTATGTGGTTAAGTGCAATTAAATTAGCATTAAATGCAGGTACTCATATCTATAAAAAGAAACAAGAGACTAAGATGCTTATGGCTGATGCTCAAGCCACGCAGGCTGCAAAGATGGCTCGTGGGGAAACAGAGTATCAAGGCAAGTTGCTTGAGGCTAGGCAATCGGACTGGAAAGACGAGTTCGTTTTGGTCGTGCTAACGCTGCCAATTTTAGTAATTGCGTATGGAGTATTCTCAGACGATCCTGGTGCATCTGCAAAGATTAAAGAGTTCTTTGAGCAGTTCCAACAACTTCCAAGTTGGTTTACCAATTTATGGATTCTTGTCGTGGCTAGTATTTATGGTATAAAAGGCACTCAGATATTTAAGAATAATAAAAAATAATGGAGAGTAGTATGAATTACTATTTTACAGGAGTATTAGTTATATTGTTTGTAGCATTTACTATGTTAGTAGCACAGTGAAGTTTATATTAGTACTTACACTATGTAGTCAGACATATGGAAGCTGTATGCCACCAGTACAAAATAGTATTTACTATAATTCTTTTAGAGATTGTACTATGGCTGGTTATGAAGAGTCACTTAAAATACTAAAAGCTTTTTCAATACAAGAATTTAACGAAAAAAAACTATATACAAGTTTTGCTTGTAGTCCCCAAGGAACAACTTAACATGAAATACCTCTCAATATTATTACTATTATTATTTACATCATCAGCAATTGCAGGATCAACCCAGACTAATACGTCTGGATCTAATACAGCTATTGAAGGTGGGTATACATCTACTGCTACTACAACATATCAAACAGGATCTAGTTCTAATACAACTACAAATTCTACAAGTAATTCTAATGTTAAGTCAGCACCACCAAGTGCAGGTGCACCATCATATAATAGTATGACACAAGATGTTTGTGCTGTAGGTGTATCATTAGGTGTTCAAACATTTGGTATTGGCATTAGTGGTGGAAAACATACAATAGATAAAAATTGTGAAAGATTAAAACTTGCTAGAATACTTAATGATTTTGGTATGAAAGTTGCAGCAGTTGCAATACTTTGTCAGGATGAAAGAGTATTTGAATCTATGATTCAAGCAGGTACACCTTGTCCTATAGATGGTAAAATAGGTAAAGAAGCTAAACAACTATGGAGTAAGTATGATCATGAAAGACCAGACTATACTACATATGTTAAACGTATGAAAGATAGAGAAAAAGCTGATAAAAAAGCACAAGAAGAAATGACAAAAGAATTAAACAAATTAGATAAAGAATTTTTAGATACTAAACCAATACATAAAAAATGATAGATAAATTTATATACAATTTTTTTGGTAAGTTAGATAGCACAATATCATGTATAGAAACTTATGCAATTAAATTAACAGAATGGTGTTGGCATTCTAGAGTAAAAATATTAAGAAAAAAAAGAACTAAATGACTAGAAAAACTAACACAGCACTAATTGCTTTGTTGGGTACAATACTTATGGGATTAAGTACATGGGTATTAATTACTCTTATAGAATTACAAACAATTGTAGCTATGATGCAACAAGAATTACTATCATTAGATAAAGTTTTTGGTCGTATATATGCACACATGGATAGATTAGCTAATTAATGAAATATTTAATTATATTAGGTGCTTTATTATGGCTATTATTATCTTGGTTTGCAAACTCTGTTGGTTTAAAAGCTGAAGAAATAACAACAGGTAATTTAATTACTAATGGTAACTTTGAAACAGGCAATGCCAATGGTTGGACTACTAGTGGCGATGTTCAAGTATTAAATGATTGCTGTGAATTAAATAGTGTATCTAGTAATTATGATTTAGAGTTTGGTGATAGTGGTTCTATTGAACAAGATTTTAATTTATCTACAAATATTATTACACAAAATATGTTAGATAATGGTATTACATTAGACTCTAGTATAGATGCACAAAATGGTGAGTGTGGAGTTGTAGGCTGTTGGGGTGGACAAGGTGATGCAGATACTTTTATAAATATATTAACTATAAAAGACTCTGACGGTAATACTCTTGCATCAAATACTACAATAAGAACTGATGTTACAGGTATTAATGGTGCAATATTTACAGACAGATTAATATATAATGGCACAGGATCTAACGTAGGTAATATAAATATATCTGGATCTGATGCTAATGCTCCTGCTAATTTAGGTGGTGCTAATATAGATAACGTTTCTGTTACTATGACATATGATACTTCTGTATTAGATGATGATATAGTAGATGAAATTGGTGAAGTATTTGAAGATTTAGAAGAAGTATTTGAATACATAGAGTTTGTAGAAATAGAACAAATGTTTGAAGAAATGATTACATTTTTTACTGAGCCACCTGTATTAGAAGAAATGATTCCAGAAGAAGAATTATCTTTTGAGCCTATGTTAGCAATGGTTGAAGAAATGCCTATGGAAGAAGAAGCTATAGCAGAAGAAATAATAGAAGAGATAATAGAAGAAGAGATGATAGAAGAAGAAATAGTTGAAGAAGAAATAATAGAAGAATCAACCACAGAAGAGGAGTCAAAAGAAATGGCACAACCAAACAATGAATCAAAAGAAAAAATTAAAGAGAAAAAATCTACTAGCAAGGTTGCTAAAAAGTCCACTATTCAGAGCAAGAAGCTTACCAAACAAAAAAATATACAACAGAAAAAAACAATCAGAGATAACTTAGTAAAAGTTATGGACAAAGTAGATAAAGATATTAAAGACATATCAAAGAATTTACAAATTAAAAATATTATTAAGTTAGATGCTATGACAAGTGAACAAGCATCTCTTGATTCTTATGACGTACCCTTCTATAAAAGTAAAAATATCTATATGGACCAAATACAGATACAAGATATGAGAGAACTATATACTGATGTAAGTTTAAATAAGTATATAGCTAATGATCCTGTAGTTATTATGGAAAATAAATTAAGAGATATAGAAAGTAAAAAAAAACTACTAATAATAGAACTGGAGCAATTAAAAAATGGATAAAATAAAAAATCAATTAGCAGGTGTAGCAGCATTACTTGGAGTCATTGCAGCAATAGGTGGTGGCTTTGTAAAATATGGTGAGATTGTAACTAAACTAGAAGCACTGGAAGGTGCTAGTGGTGGTACAGATTGGTCTGCACAAATAGCTGTATTAGAAGAAAAAGTAGGTGCATTAGAAACTGCAGATACTTCTCATACCCATGATACTCAACATGGTCATACTTCAATTGAAATTAATAAAAAAGAAATTGAATTATTAAAAATACAAATAGAAGAGATCAAAGTTAAAACATCTAACCCACTAGCAAACTAATGCAGCTTAGTGGACATTTTAGTTTGAGAGAATTAACAGCTTCTCAAACAGCATTACGTAAAGGTATTGATAATAAACCTACTCCAGAACATGTAGAAAATTTAACAGAACTGGCAGTACAAGTTTTAGAACCTACACGTAGGCATTTTGGCAAACCAATTGCAATCTCTAGTGGGTATCGTAGTAAAGAACTTTGCCTAGCTATAGGTAGTTCAGAAAATTCACAGCATGCAAAAGGTGAGGCGGCAGACTTCGAATGTTTTGGAGTCGACAATAAAGAATTAGCAAAGTACATTAAAAATAACCTAGTGTTTGATCAACTTATACTAGAGTTCTATAATCCAGATGACCCTTCAAGTGGATGGGTGCATTGCTCATATAGTAAAGAAGAAAATAGAAAACAATCATTATTATATAACGGAAAGGATTATACAGAATGGCTTACTTAAATGCAAATATACCTGTAATAGAATGTTATGTTAGAGGTAACTACTTAAGAGATCAAAAAGATTCACATGATAAATACTTTGAATGCGTAGTATTTGGATTTACATCTTTACCTAAACAGACACCGCTGTTTCATTTTATGATGACAGATGGTGGCATATGGTGGAGAGCACCTATATCAGCATTCTGTAAAAAACCTAACACAAAAGAATTACCTTTAGACGAGTTATGTTTATGGGATTCATTTAGTCACAATGTAAGTGTTACAACTTTCTATCAAATGGCAGGCTGTAAGATGAAGTATATATCAAGACGTAAAGTAGATAGAGAAGGTATTTATTTATTTACAATTGATTGGTGTGCAGGAGATTATAACGATTTAAATTATGGTTATGCAGAGAAACCAGATCAACATAAGTGTGGTCATGTAATTGAACTAGATGATGGTAATTACGCAATACAACCCAACAATAGACTAAGGATCTTTGACCCATCAATGGCAGCAGATCCTTCAAAACCCCTTATAAATAGACTAGTAAATACTAACATATGGTCTGTAGAAACTACATCTAAGTGGATCACTGATGAACACGAAGAAGGTAGCTACGATTATAAATATACGGAGTTAAAAGATGACAGTAAATAAAGCAAATAATTATACTCAGCCTACTAAAAGAAAACAAATCTTTAATAGAATTAAAGCTGCAAATACTCATGGCACAGCCGCAGGTAAATGGTCAGCTAGAAAAGCACAAGCACTAGCTAAAGCTTATAAGAAAGCAGGTGGTGGATACAAATCGTGATAAACTTTATTAAAAAAGTTTTGGGTATAAGTGATCTAGAATATAAAATTAGATTACTTGAAAGAAAAAATTATTGGAGAGAGAAATATAGACATGGCTAGAATTGTAGGTAAACAAAGAAAATTAGATTTTAATAAAAATAATAAATTAGATAAACAAGATTTTAAAATATTAGCAAAGATTAATAAAGGAAAGAAAAAAAATGGCATTAGCAAAAAGTCAAAGATCGCTTAAAGCTTGGGGAGATCAGAAGTGGAGAACAAAATCTGGTAAGCCATCAAGTAAGACAGGCGAAAGATACTTACCAAGTAAGGCTATAAAATCTTTATCATCTTCTGAGTATGCTGCTACAACTGCAGCTAAAAGAAAAGGTAAAGCGGCAGGTAAACAATTTGTTAAACAGCCTAAAACTATAGCAAGTAAGGTAAAAAAATATAGGAGTTTTGCATAATGGCAGGAGCAGTTAAAGCATCTAAATCATATAAAACTAAAGCATGGCAACGTAAAGAAGGTAAGTCAGAGTCTGGAGGATTAAATGCTAAAGGGCGTGCATCATATAATAAATCAACTGGTGGTAATCTACAAGCACCACAACCAGAAGGTGGACCAAGAAAAAAATCTTTCTGTGCAAGGATGCGTGGAATGAAGAAGAAACTTACTTCAAAGAAAACTGCTAATGATCCACAGAGTAGAATTAATAAAGCTTTAAGAGCATGGAATTGCTAATGAGAGATACTAAACTTATTAATGCATATGCACTTAAACAAAGTAAAGATAAAAAACAAAAAGAATTATTTATACATTTAAAAAAAGAAGTAGAAACAGGTGCTAATGGTACTCAAAACTACATGATAAAAAAAGGTATTAACAAAAATACAATAGCTAAAAAATAAATGGCAACACCACAGACATTTGTAGCAACAACTATAGGTAGAGTTGCAATTCCTAAACTAGCAGATACATTAGTAAAAACTGGTGCTGATAAATTTGTAAAACAATATGGTCAAAAAGCTTTTGAAGCTGTATTGGGTACATCTATTGGTGCTAGAGCATACTCTAAAACTGAAGAGTATGTGACTGAATATCTTAATCATATAGATACTGGTGGAGATGAAGGATCTTTTGTACCTAAAGGTAGTATGCCAACTGCAACTAGATCAGAACAAATGGATGCTGTAATGGCAGTGCCTAATAAAACTACTTTTGCTGGAGATCTTAAAGTACCTGGTGTCATAGCACCTGATGCTACTGAAATAGAAAAAGAATCACAAAAGATTAGAGATATGACTGTGCCTGTAGGTTTTCCTGCAGATCCACCTATTAAAGTAGATACAGCAACAGGAGATTCAGAGCCTCCTAAAATAGACACAACAGAAAAGTTTCCTATAGAAAATAAATTACCTGATACCTTGTCTACACCTATACCAGAACCAGAAGGACCACAGATATTCTATAATAAAGATACTAAAAGAGGTATAGGGGACAACAATCCACCTAGTTCTATTGAGGAAGAGACTACAGAAAATATTACACAAGATAATTTTATAACAAAAGATAATATATCTGTTACAAATAACTTAACAACTCAAAATTTTTTAGACGATAAGTTAATGGATGAACTACTTGTAATGAGAGGTGGTATAGAGGGTTTTAAAAAAAGAATGAGTGGTCCCCTGGCTCCTATGCCAGCTTCTACAAAAGCTAAAATGGAAATGGAATTGCAGAAAAAATTATCTGATAAATATAAATTAAATGAATACCCAGAAGGTGAAACACCAGAAACAGTTACAAAAGAAAGACAGGATTATTTAATACATAGTTATCATAAAAGAATGTCAGCAATTGAGTATATAACTTCTGTTGCTTACGATGTAATAGGAACTAAAGATAAAGACTCTATGCTTGTAATAGATGAAGATGGTTTACCTTTAGCAGGTGCAAAAATATCAGTACCTGGAAAAAGTTTTGCAAATCAAAGTGATATATACCATAAAGATTCTTTAGTAATTGTAGAAATGGGTAGTGTATTTAGAAATGCAAGTGATCAATTAGTTAATAATATTATTCAAAAAGCTAAAGATGAAAATAGAAGATTTGTAGTTGCAGAAGATTTAACTAGTGAAGGTGCATTACAAGCTATGAAAGATAGAGGTTTTAGAACAACTACTACAAAAGATACAAAAAAATTTAAAGGTAAAAAAATTAGAAGACCTAATGGTAGATCGGCAGTACAAAAAAATTTAGTATTAGATTTAAGTAAAGAAATTATTAAAGAGCAAACAGATAATCTATTAAAGAATAAATAAAAAAGGGGAAGCGTTAACTTCCCCCAGCAGGCAACATAAGGGCTCCTTTTAGGGAGCCTTTTTTTTTGGTGTTAAATTTTTTGTATCATTTGTTTGATATCATCTTCTAGTTTTTTACCAGCAGAGTTTGCATGATTAATAATTGCTGCACATAGATTAGCTTGGTACTTGTAGTCTTTTAAAGCTTCTCTTATTTTACCTACTGGCTTTCCTCCATAATCAATTACAATAGCATTTTCTTTATTGAGTCCAATTTTTAATTCAAACAATAGACCTGTATGTTTACTTATATTACTTTTTTGCATTAGCATCCTCCATTGGCTTCTTAACAAAGTCTGCACCAATCTTAGGATCTAATTGATTTAATCTTGATAACATGTTCATAAGGTTTGCTACTTCTCCATATGGTCTAGTCATAAGATATTTTATTAAGTCTTGTAGTTGCATAGAATCTATTAAATAAGTTCTAGATCCTAAACTATTTTCTCCTTTCTCTTTAGTCATTACTTTCTCCAAAATGTTTATGTATTGTTTGTATATTTTCTTCTGCAGTAGATACTATGTTTACTAACTTATCTAGTTCTTCTGTAAATTGTGGGTGCTCACCAATACCTACAGGATTATGTAAGTATATAACTATCTTTGCTGTAGCATCATCTATCTGTGCTTTGTATTTTGCTAATAAAGCATCTATAAGAAGTTGTCTTACATTCATTATTCTTGCCCCCTAAATTGATAATACTTATCTTCAATAAGATCAGCATCATCTAAGTAAGGATTAAACTTAGCCTGTACAGATTCCTTTGCATCTCTTATAGTTTGATTTAGAGTACGACCTTGCTTTAGACAACCTGCTACAAAGTCTTCTACTTCTATTATTGCTTGCTTAACTTGACCCATCTTTGACCTCCTTTATTAGTCTATTTAAATACCATTGTGCTTTTTCTAAATCTTGCAATGGCTCTCCTTTAAATTTATATCTCGATACATACTTCAAAACATTACCTTTTAAGTACCCGTGATACTCATCATTCTCCATACAATCACGAATAACATCTATAGTTTCTTTCTTACCATGTTTGTAATGTGCAGGTGAATTTACATTATCAAACTGCACTTCATTCTCATATGATATATCATTACTGTGATCTATCTTTTTTAAATAAACACGTTTATCTTTTACCATACTTTCTCCTTACTGTGTTGTACTCAATCATTTCAAGATCATACTCTCCTTTATCTACATTACGTTTAACTACAAGTCCACTCCACCACATTTGCTGTGTACTCTTAGCATAGTTTTCTTTATGATGCAAGTAGCATCCTGCAGATAATCCCATAAGTTTTTTACCAGATGGTAAAGCACACATAGCATAATCAAATGTATGTATATGACCTACAGTAGAAGATACTTTATTTTTTAAGAGTAAAGAACGAGCCACATTGTCACCACTGATAGGCTTGCCCATGACACCAGTAGGATAATTGTGGCAGTAATATACACCATCCACAACAACGG